GTTTCCAAACCAGCATTTGCACCGAGCATGGGAGAAAATTTCAAAGTCTATCCAGGTAAACTATGCCAAAAGGTTTAAAGATTTTTCTGAGATGAAGCTGGAAATCGAATTTGAATTTTATTCAGATGGCTCAAAGGGCATAAGGAAGTCTACAAAAGCAGGATTCAATAGTTGGACCTGTGGAATGGACGCACTAAATTACTCTATCAACCCAACATCCGTTGTATGGTATCACGGTGGAGCAGATCATCAGTACGAGCGCCACAGTGTCTGCGGTATAGACTTTGGACTTAGAATGTCTCAGTTTATGGAGTACCGAGACCGCGACAAGTCAGACCCATGGGCTCACGGGTATATGACTAAGTCCCCTCAAGGCATCGCTTTTATTCGAAACGGAAAGAGAATAGAGTGCTCTACAACTAAAGGTTGGATTTTTGACGGCTGGAAGAGATCAATTCTTGTAGAGATTGAGTACGAGGGGGACCACCACCCACATATTAAAGTAAACCAGGAGAAGACGGAAGTCCTCCTTTCAGAGGAGTTCGAAAAAGGCCTGGCTGAAATTATTCACGAAAATGTCTTGACTGCCCAGGACGCGAACAATGCAAGAAACACTGAAAAGACCCTCGATGACGCAAACATAGAGCATGTCAGACAAGGCGTCGGCCAAGTTTTAAGCTCCGAGAGAAAGTCAAAGACGGATTCTGACACAACATTGTCCTCTTCCAAGGATCTGGTCGAAGGTCAGCCCTCAACTAAGAGGAGAAACGAGTCTTATGTTGGGAAGACAGATAATATAAATATCTCTTCTTCAACCAGAAGGACAATTTTGCCTGTCTTTACAGTCGTGGAGGACTATGCATCTCGATATACACCTTTTTCGAAAAGCGTAGATATCTCTGGACCCAAACCAAAAACTGTGATTACTGTCAATCGCGCCCACCCATTCTCCAAGAGTCTGATTGAAGCCGGCTGCGTTGAAGCGCTCTTTACAATGGCTGCAGCAATGCTCATCGGCCCAAGCGCCTATGACCGGTCCAACGATGAGATCTATCTAGAGATTGAAAAGTTTGGAGAGATGTATTCAGAAATCAGCAAAGCCTCTTCTGAGGCGAAGAAAAATAAACTACAAATTGCCTCTTGACAAAGGGGCAGATATAATGTATTATATAAACAGTTGGTCGGGATATTTGCCGACCTGCTATAGCCAAGAATGTGCAAAAAAACAAAAAACCACGAGGAGGTATTATAATGGCACTTAATTTAGACGCAATGAAAGCGAAGTTAAATAAACTAAACGGAAAGGGAGAAGGAAAGAAGAATTTCTGGAGACCCGAAGAGGGAGAGAGCAATATCCGTATTGTTTCCACCCCAGACGGAGACCCCTTTAAGGAGAAGTATTTCCACTATGGCATTGGAGGTCAATCTTTCCTCTGTCCGAAACGTAATTTTGGAGATGATTGTCCTGCTTGCAATTTTGCCAACAAGTTATGGAATGAAGGAACAGAAGAGAGTAAGCGCCAAGCAAAGGAGATGTTTGCAAAGCAAAGATTTTTCTCACCAGTACTTGTCCGCGGCGAAGAAGCGGAGGGAATCCGAGTCTGGGGATATGGAAAGATGGCATATGAGAAGTTGCTAACAATCGTATTGGATCCAGACTACGGAGATATCACAGATTGTGAAACAGGTAACGATCTCAAACTGATGTACGGAAAGTTGCCCGGAGCAAGTTTCCCGAGAACTGATATTCGCCCCCGCCCCCGCAAAACCGTACTTTGCGACGACGCAGTTGGCGGCGATGAGCGCTGCACCGAATTATTGGAAACTATTCCAAATTTTGATGAAATCTTCGAAAGAAAGACAACAGAAGAGGTTAAGTCTATTTTGGATCAATTTTTAGCAGGAGAAGCTGGAAATCGAGAGCTTGAAAAGTTTGGAGACAAAACAACCACTAGTGAAGCGAACGGCACTAATCCATCTAATAGCGTCGAAGATGCATTCAACGAACTTTTGAATCAGTGAGTTTGTAGAGTATGCCAAAAGTAACTAAGTTAAAAAAAGGTACCTTGGATATTGCTTCCATTCGAGGAATTATCAACAAGAAAGCTGGAAGGGAAGTGGCCCACTCACTCCAAGACAGCAATCCAACCGAGGTTAACGATTGGATTGCCACTGGTTCAAGGTGGCTAGATTCAATTATTTGCAAGGGGAAATTAGCTGGAATTCCAGTAGGAAAAATTTCAGAAATCGCCGGTTTAGAAGCTACTGGTAAATCCTTCATGGCGGCGCAAGTCGCCGGAAACGCTCAAAAGATGGGTATCGACGTCGTTTATTTCGACTCAGAGTCTGCTCTTGATCCAAGTTTCTTAGAGAGGGCCGGTTGCGACTTAGAAAGACTAATGTACGTTCAAGCCGAATCGGTTGAGTTTGTGCTTGAGACGATTGAGGAGTTGCTAGCTACTGGAAATAAATGGCTGTTTATTTGGGACTCATTAGCTTTGACTCCTTCAATTTCAGACGTCGCAGGGGATTTTAATCCGCAATCTTCAATGGCTGTAAAGCCTAGAATATTGTCTAAAGGCATGGCCAAGTTGACAATTCCAATTGCGGATGCAAATGCAACACTGTTGGTTCTAAATCAACTAAAGACTAACATGGCGGCCCGAACACCAGCTGAAGCTATGACAACACCATATTTCACACCCGGTGGTAAAGCGATGTCATATGCGTATTCTCTACGGATTTGGCTTACAGCAAGAAAGGCTAAAGCATCTTTTATTGTTGATGATAATGGGTATCGAATTGGTTCCGAAGTGAAAGTTAAGCTTGAAAAGTCCCGCTTTGGCACCGCCGGCCGAACCTGCAATTTCAAGATCTTGTGGGGCGACGAATCCATTGGTGTCCAAGACGAGGAGAGTTGGTTCGATGCAATCCAAGTTTCAGATCGACTGAAGCAATCCGGCGCCTGGTTTACATTAGTGAAAGACGACGGGTCAGAAGAGAAGTTCCAACGTAAGAATTGGACTACTAAATTGCAAAGTGAAGCTTTCAGAAAAAGTGTCTTGACAATTATGGATAATGATGTTATTATGAAGTTCAAGAATAGAGAAGGCAAAGCCGAAGATTTTTATGACTTAGACGAATCCTCGCCTGAGGAATGATCTTCCTAAAGCCCGCCTCTCCTGGCGGGCTTTTTATTTGAAGAACAATGAAAAAGTGGATAAATTAACATGAAGAGATTAATGATTGTAGACGCATATAACCAGTTTATTAGAGGTTATATCGTAGACCCAAGTAAGAACCCCAATGGTTCACCGATTGGAGGTATCAGAACCTTTATCAATATTTGCAATAAATTAACAAGAGAGATTAAACCAGATTTAATAGTTTTAGTTTGGGACGGCAAAGGTGGCTCAAAAAAGAGAAGATCTCTGAACAAGGACTATAAAGCCGGCCGCAAGCCACCCAGGACAAATTGGTCCCAGGTGGGCATGCCCGAAGAAGATGTTTTAGACAACAAGGTCTGGCAACAGATGAGAGTCATTGAATATTTTAATCAGACCCCTGTGATTCAATTTATGGAACCCCTAGTGGAGGCTGATGATGTTATCTCATATGTCCAGGGCACTTTTAGTGACTGGCAGAAAGTAATCGTATCAGCTGATAAAGATTTCATTCAACTGTTAGACGATAGAACAATCCTTCATAGGCCAATTCAAAAAGAATATCTAAATAAAAATAGTATTGTAGAAAAGTTCGGCATCCATCCAAAAAACTTTGCCCTCGCCCGAGCTATTGTAGGAGATCCAAGTGATAACTTACCTGGCGTTCCAAGGGTTGGTCTTGGAACGGTTGCAAAAAGGTTCCCTTTCCTAAGAGAGGAGAAGGATTATTACGTTTCGGATATTTTGCAAGAATCTGCAAATCCATCTAACAAGAGCTTAAAACTTCATCAAAATATTTTAGAATCTGAAGACTTAATCAAGAGTAACTATGATATCATGCAGTTATCTTCTCCAATGATGTCAATACAGCTTAAACAGAAAATAGACGAAACTTTTGAAGACTATAAGCCTCTTTACAATCAGACAGAATTAAGAAAACTTATGCTCCAAGATGGAGTCTTGACAGTGGCCACAACCGACCTTGAGCAAAGATTTAACAACATTATAACTTCCTTTTCATGCTAAAATGTGTTATGATACTCTAAATATAAAGGAAAGACATGGAGCAGGAAAAGAGTTTCTCCAAATTTGGTAAAACATTTCAAGAAGATTTGTGCCATTTAATTTTAAACGACAGAACTTTTGCAGACCAAATGTTTGAAGTCTTGGATTTAAATTTTTTGGAACTAAAGCACCTTCGAGTCTTTGTAGGTAAGGTTAAGAAATATAGAGGCAAATATGGAGTCCACCCCACATCTAATATCATGCATTCCATCATACGAACAGGTTTGGATGGTGAGCCAGAATCAGTCAAGGTCAGGATCCGAGAGTATTACGCCAGAGTGCTCGCCACAGGCGAACTTCCTAATGGTTCGGACTTTATCAAGGATACTGCACTGGATTTTTGCAAGAAGCAAAAATTAAAAGAAGCATTAATCAAGTCAGTTGACCTAATCAAGTCCTCCTCTTTTGACGAGGTTTCAAAGGTAATAGACGACGCCTTAAAACTCGGATCGGACAATACACTTGGTTACGAATATTTAGCAGACTTCGAAGCACGTTTTGCAATAAAGTGCAGAGCCCCAGTTTCTACAGGTTGGAGCGATATAGACGAAATCTCAAAAGGAGGCTTAGGAAAAGGTGAATTGGGAGTTGTTGTTGCCCCTACTGGTGCTGGTAAGTCTATGGTTCTGGTACATCTCGGCGCTCAAGCGGTTAAAGCTGGCAAAAACGTCCTCCATTATACTTTGGAGCTTGCTGATACTGTCGTCGCAGGCCGTTATGACTCTGCTATTACTGGTGTTGAGCTTAAAAATTTAGTAATCTTTAAAGAAAAGATCTATGATGAAATTCGCGATATCGAAGGTAAGCTAATTATCAAAGAATATCCTACTCGTAGTGCGAGTATTCAGACAATCAAAAATCACCTTGATAAGCTGAAGAGGCGAGATTTCACTCCAGATATGATCATCGTCGACTATGGCGACCTAATCCGACCAGAAAATAGCAGAAAAGATGAGAAAAGGCATCAGCTCGAAACTATTTACGAAGAGCTTAGAGGAATAGCTCAAATTTGTGAATGTCCGCTCTGGACCGCATCACAAACTAACAGATCTGGATTGAATGCTGAAGTGATCACAATGGAGTCAATCTCCGAAGCATTCAATAAGTGTTTTGTAGCTGATTTTATTTTCACAGTCTCTAGAACCGTGGAAGATAAAAATACCAATCAGGGCCGAATTTTCGTTGCTAAAAACAGAAACGGCCCAGATGGATTAGTGTATCCGTTGTTTATGGATACAAGCAATGTAAAAATAAAAGTCTTACCTAAAACAGGTGAGAGCGCGAACGATATTATCCAAAAATCTTCTGCAGAAAGGCTCACCAGCTTAAAGGAGAAGTACGCAGTTTTTAGAAAAGAAGGAGGAAGCAAATAAATGGAATTATCAAATAAAATTTTATCAGAAATCACAGTACACATGAAGTACGCTCGCTACTTAGATAGCGAAAAAAGAAGAGAAACTTGGGAAGAGCTTGTGGATAGGAACATGAATATGCACATTAAAAAGTTTCCAGAACTAGAATTGCAAATACATAAAGCATACAAGATGGTTTTTGATAAAAAGGTCTTGCCTTCAATGCGTTCGATGCAGTTTGGCGGCAAGCCAATTGAGGTGGCCCCGAACAGAATATTTAACTGCGCGTTCATGCCAGCTGACGACTGGCGTTGCTTTGGCGAAGCAATGTTTCTTCTGTTAGGCGGCACCGGCGTAGGATATTCTGTTCAAAAACACCACGTTGAGAAGCTGCCAGAGATTACTCGACCAAATATGAACAGGACCCGCCGATTTCTTGTAAATGACTCCATTGAAGGATGGGCAGACGCTGTAAAAGCACTGATCCGCTCTTATTTTCAGGGTGGCTCACACCTTCGCTTTGATTTTACAGATATTCGCCCAAAGGGAGCCGCACTTGTAACATCAGGAGGCAAGGCTCCTGGTCCTCAGCCGCTTCGAGAATGCTTAGTGAAACTAGAGGGTATGTTAGTTCATAAAGAGAATGGCGACAAACTGTCCTCCATCGAAGTGCATGATATGATATGCCACATTGCTGATGCGGTTTTGGCAGGCGGAATCCGCCGCGCCGCCTTAATTTCTTTATTTTCAGCAGATGATGAGGACATGATCGCAGCTAAGACGGGAAATTGGTGGGAAACTAATCCACAAAGGGGAAGAGCTAATAATTCGGTTGTATTGCTTCGTCACAAAATTGATAAAGAATACTTTATGGACTTATGGGACAGGGTGAAAGCCTCCGGCGCCGGCGAACCAGGATTTTATTTCTCAAACGATAAAGATTGGGGAACGAACCCTTGTTGCGAAATCGGCCTAAGACCTTATCAATTTTGTAACCTAACAGAAGTTAACGTATCGAATCTGGAAACTCAAGAAGATCTTAATGAAAGAGTTCGTGCAGCCAGCTTTATAGGAACTCTCCAGGCTAGTTATACAGATTTTCATTACTTAAGAGATATATGGAGAAGAAATACAGAGAAGGATGCCCTTATTGGCGTTTCTATGACTGGTATTGCATCAGGCGCAGTATTGCAGCTTGATATGGCTGAAGCCGCAGAAGAAGTTAAAAAAGAAAATAAAAGAGTTTCCCAAATTATTGGAATAAAACCTGCAGCAAGAACCACATGTGTCAAGCCCGCGGGCACCACATCTCTTACGCTTGGTACTAGTTCTGGCATTCACGCTTGGCATAACGACTTTTATGTCCGACGTCTGCGAGTTGGAAAAAATGAGCCAATCTATTCTTACTTGGCAGAAAATCATCCGGATTTGGTGGAAGACGAATATTTTAGTCCCCACACCAC